CTTTTGGGCTTCTTCTACAGCTTTAGCATTAAATTGTGCCAGCTTGATTGCTTTAGCTTTTTCAAAGTTTACTGTGACTGTAGAGCCGTTTAATTCCCAAGCATCAAAGAATTGTGCGTCAGAATTTTGTGGCAAAGTGCTGTCATCAACAATAATTGAGCCTTCAGGGGTATCTTTTTCCTTAACAGCTTGGATGCTGATTTCGCCTGTTGGTACTGTTACAGACACTCCACCATTGGAGTTTGCATGAATGATTACTTGTGACATGAGTTTTCCTTATCTAAATACAGCAATAGAAATATATGTTGGGTCGGCAGAACCGCTACCATTCCAGTTTATTAAAAAATAAAAACCAGTAGTAGTTGGCGCTGTTAAAGTACTACTGCTTCTATACAAATTTGGTGTAAAAGCACTACTACTAAATGAACCATCTTGGTCGCCTGATGTAGAAATTAAAGTAGTATAGTTTGCATCAGATAAAGCGTTTGTAAACGCAACAGAATATTGCCCTTGTGAAATTCTAGTAAAACTAGACATATTGTAAGTTACTCTTGTGCTGGGGCTGTTTGAACCATTAAAGTTACCCCAAGCCTTTGCACTACCATAAATGGCATTATCCATTGCAGTGCTATTACCAGCACCATCCTGTAAAGTATCCGCAACAATTACGCCAGCCATGATTTTATTCCTTTAAGTAGGTAGATTGTTCCTGCCATAATTTATCCTTTAATTTCCAAATACAATAACAGATGTATATAAAGCACCAGTAATTACTGCACCATTGTTTGATTGGAAAATATAAAATCTAAAACTTGATGTAGTTGGTGCATTAGCATTATCTTGACAAGTTACCCTAGCACAAGTTGGTGCATCTGAAGCCATAGTAACTGCCGCATAATTTGCATCTGTCATGTTTGTTGCAAAATTTACTTGGTAATAACCAGTAGAAATATTAGTGATGCTAGATACATTAAATGATGAAGCAATTACTTGAGAGCCATTAAATCTTACCCAAGCCTTTGCAGTAGCATTTAAAGCATTATTAGTGCTATATATGCCTGTATCTGTATTAATTGTGTTTGCGACTAGTGTGCCAGCCATAATTTATCCTTAAACTTTTAAAAAGTTGTCTATTGCGATTTTAACAGCTTCTTTGCTTTCAAAGTTGCCTAAAAAGTGTCTTTTACCATCTTTAGTGGCTCTAGCTTTAAATAGCCTGTTTCCAGTACATTTATCAAAATGCCATCTTTTCATAGATGTTGCACCGCCAGATTTTTGACATTTTGGGCAAATAATAATTTCATATTTTCTACCTTTGTGTGCTGCCGAAATTTTTGCTTTTGTTTCTGGGGACAACATAGCACCATTTGGCCCAACTCCACCATTGCTTTGATTTACTAAATTTGCGCCCATGCTTTTAAAACAGTCTATTAAAAGCATTTCATGACTAAACGCTTCTTCTTCAGTATCCCAGTCTGCAAGTATTTCTATTGATATACCTCGAGCTTTTTGGACAATTTCTCTCCATTTGTAGCTTCTATCATGACGAGAAAATGCTCTATCTTCTTTACCTTTGCCGATATAGAAAATTTCACCATTAGGGGTATAGTGAGCGTATGTGTAATACATTAAACAACTACCCATCTAGAGCCAGTACTTACAGTTACTACGACACCACTCGAAATAGTTACTGTACCTGTTGTATTTGCATTATAACCGCTTGGAATGGTATATGAAGTGTTAATAGTCTGTCCGTTTAGGTTGAATATTTGGTCTGTTCCGCCACCAGTTGCTCCTCCGCCAATAGCTGACCAAGCTCCATAAGTATATGAACCTACTGAAGTAGCGTTAGCGCCTGGGTTAGTCGCCATCGTATAAGTAAAGGTGTTTGTGCCTGTTACTGTTACGGTAAATGTGCCGTTATAAGCACTTGGGGAAGCGCCAGAAATGACCACAATTTGACCTGTTGCCAAGCCATGTGCGCTTGTAGTCGTTAAAGTAGCTGTAGTAGTGGAATAGGTAATACCACTAATAGAAATGCCTGTAATGCCGTTTTTATAACCTTCATAAGCCTTTGTTGTGGTGTTATAGCGCACCATGCCTGTAGATGGGCTTGCGGTTCTTTGGGCGGTTGTACCGCTAGGAAGTTGGACTTCACCTGTGCCAGTAAAAATACCGTCAGCATTAAAAGTTGCTACACCTGTAAATGTAGGGGTAGAAAATTGGAAAAATTCAACCGCATTACCTTGCACAGTACCTACTGGCAAATTGGTAATTTGGTTGTTATTCATGTTAAATGGGCCAGCCATAGGTGTCTGACCGTCTGAAGCAATAGACCCTGTTAATGCTGTAGCAATGTCAGAAAAAGTCGTATTAGCCCATGCAGAGCTAATAGTAGTACCTGTTACTACAGGATTCCCTGATGGAAGTGAATATATACCGCTACCGTTTCTACTCATTTGCTTGTCCTCTTAAAGCATTTACCGCATTAACACCGCCTTGTGTGAATAATAAACGAGCTAAATTTGCTTGTTCTGGCGAAACTTTTGCTTCCAATGGTTGCTGACCAGCTAATTTCATTAATGCTGCGGCTTTTCTAGGGTCTAATAAAGCCTCTGCCATTTCTGTTGTTAGTCGTTTATTGGCGGCACCGTAAGCTATGTCTTTTACTCTAGCGCCAATGTTTCCTGCGGTTTCAGCAAGACCACGCCTTCTAAGTAAGTTAGGAAGGTTTACCTCTTGAAGCATATTATTATAAGCCAAGTTTTGCATGGTATTAGACCCTACGCCACGCCCTGCGGTGTTAGCAAAGTCTGTACGCATCATGTCATCTTTAATGGCTTGTAAACGGTTTAATTGGCGCTCAGACAATAAACCTTCTTTTTTAGCTTTTTCTAGCTCATTAGAAAACCTATTTAAATAAGTAGAATAGTCTGTGCTTTTTGTAGACTTTTCTGCAATATTAGCAATAGTGTTTAATTGTTCTACAGGCTTAGAAAGGCGCTCATAGTTTTTGCGAGCCATTTTATATTCTGGGCTTACTTCTTCAATAAAGCTCAATAAACGGTCTTTAGCAGTTTGTAAACTTTTTAATTCTGCGCTACTTGCTCCGCCATTTTTTTCAGCCATAGCTTTAACTTTGGCAATTTCATCATCTAAAGCCATTTTGGTTTCATGCAAGCCACGCATAGAGCCAGCAGGGTCAGTAATATCTATACCTCTGTTAGCAGCGTTTTCTTGCGCTTGACCCATAGCTCTTTTAATAGCTGGAGTCTTAATTAAACCTTTAATTTCAGTAGACATTTCAGGCGTTAATTCACCTAAATTTAAAGGCTTTAATGCGTCAGCATACAATTCGTCAGCAACTCTACTACGCAAATCTTCATACTTTGCCATGCGTGTAGGAGAAGCAATGTTTTCTAATGCATTGGTTCTTGCGGCAGCATTTTGCGCTTGGCGTTGTGCCAAAGCATTAGTAGCTTCAGAAGAAGCATTTAAAGCAGCCCTTTGCACCGCTGCAAGACTAGGTACACCAGCAGCTTCACCTACGGTTGGCATAGAGCCTGGCACTAATTCTTTAGCATTTCTAAGGTTTTGAATGGCTTGTTCAGCGTCATTACCAGAAAATTGACGCAATGCACGACCTAGAATTAAGTTTCTGCCAGACTGGTTAAATGGCTCTAAAGCTGCTTTACCAGCACCATAAACTGTATTGGCTACTTTGCCAAACATAGGAGAAACGCCGCCAAACAATGCACCAGCGCCAGTATTTAATAATTCTTGTTTTAAAAGACCTAAATCTTTTTTTCCTGTTTCTTCTGGTGTTAAAGCACCTTGTGTAGCGCCAACAGTAGCTGCTTGTGCATAAGGGCCAAGTTTTGCAAAGCTAGGAATCATCCCAATGCCTTTGCTTAAACCAACAGCAGGGGCAATAGCACCAGCAACACGACCTGTGCCATAAGCTACAGGGTTTTCTTGAGAATAAACATCAGCTTCTTCGCCAAGTTTTTTTGCTAATTCGCTTGTACCTAAATTGCCACGAGTAACCATTTGTGCGGCAGCAATAGCAGGGTCAATAATTGACTTAGTTGCGCCAGCTAAAAATGATTCAGTTGGGCGTGGTTCAGGCAAAACATTAGTGCGGTCAATGCCTTGTGGTCTACCTACGGCAGCGCCACCAGCAGTATTAGCAAATTGTGTAGATAAAGGCTGCCCTTCAGGAGAAGTAACTTCTACAGACGCTTTAGGTTGATATAGTTTCTGCGCTTGTGCAATAACATCAGCTTGTGAAGCGCCTTCAGGCCCTTCCAGCGTAATTGTTTGCCCATCTGGGGCTTGTACCATATATTTAGCCATTATTTAGTCACGCTAATAATATTCCAACCGCTTCCTCCAGCACTAGGAATGTTTAATTGTTGATTAGCATTTCCTTGTGTTTTAGGTGTTTTAGGAGGCGTAGTTTTTAATTCTAATCCTTGATATGGGTCATAAATAATATTTTGTGGGTTTACGCCATATCTTCCTGAAATATCAGAATAATATTTAGCGACATCACCAAATTGTTGTTTTTGACTATTAACCAAATCACCAGCAGATTGAGTAAAGTCATTGCGTTGTTGTGGAGTTAATCGCTGACCATTTAATACTTTATTGTATTGAGCCATGACTGATGCAGGCACACCTCGTGCATTTTCAGCAGAAGCATATTCGCCTTCACGAACAGTAGAACCTGGGTCAAGAATTTTCATATAACCAAATATGCGTGACATATCACCAGCAGCCGTTTCAGGTGCGCTAACAATTTTGCGATACGCCTGGCTAATTTGAATATGTGGTTGTGCTTGGTTAAGAAATGAAGTGCGTAATTGGTTTTCTTGAGGGCTAATTGCAGCGTTTGTTGCTTCTCTTGCAAATCTAGCTTGTTCAAGTCCAAGACGCTGTTTTTCTAAAGCTAATTTTTGATTTTCATTTCTATCAACCCATGCAGTAAATGGTAATTTGCCACCATCAGCTTGATATGCTTTGTAGTTAATTATTTCATTTGTATCTTTAGGAATAGCATTAGATAATAAAGTTGGAGCTAAAGCTTTTCCGCCAGGAGTTTGTGCATTTGCGGCTAATTGATATGCTTGTTGCAAATCAGGTTGTTGCGCTGGGGTTTGAACTTGTTGTGGAATATTTCCACCATTTTGCATTGGGCCAGCTTGCTGTGCATACATTTGTGCAGGCCTACCCATTGCAGTTTGCATAATATTTTGTGTTTCTTCTGCTTGTTTTTGGCGCAATGCTTCAGCCAATTGCAGTTGTTTTTCTTCTGCTTTATTGCCTAAATAAGCACCAGTTAAAGTTTTAACTAATGGGTTTAATGATTGCAACGCTGAAGGTTTAACATAAAAACCGCTAACCATTTGACCTTGTGGTTGGTCATTCATGCCTTGACCTAATAATGCTTGTGCATATTGTTGTTGGCGGTTTAATGTTTGCAACTCAGGATATTCTGGTTGCAATAATGACGCTTGAGTTGTAGGTGTAAAGTCTGCCATTTTTATTCCTTACATTGCCGCTAAAGCTAAAGAGTCAGAAACTGGTACACCACTCATTGTTCCACCAAAACCGCCCAAACCACCACCCAAACTGCTTCCACCACCGCCCATTAAATAAGCGCCACCTAATGTGCCGCCAAGACCTAATAAACCATTCATTTGGTTTGTTTGGTTAGCTTGATTAGCGTTATATGCGCCTAATTGATTTTGGTATTGTGCGTTTACAGCACCTAAATAATTAGGGCCAGCAGGTGTTTGTACATAACTAGGATTTGCCAATGCTTTTACATTACTTGCGTAATTAAAAGGCGCTGCCAAATTAGTATTGTAAGTATTGAGGTTTTGGTTAAATTGTTGATTATTGGCATTTAAACCTGTTTGCATACCGCCCACAACAGCACTAGACAATAGACTATTTTCTCTATTGTTTTGGTCTTGCATTGCGTTTTTATATGCTTCAGAACCAGGTTGAATACCTTGGTTTGCCAACTGAGTTGTTAGCATTTGACGCTGGCGGTCTAATTGAGGCTGAAGAATACCCATTTCAGCGCCATAATATGTTTCGCCTGGGTTAATTCCAAAAGACGGTAAATTGCCAGGATTAAACTGACCAAATTGGTAATTACTTACAGCATTTTGTGAGTTTTGTACCGCAGGTTGCAAATTAGGCGCAACCGTTTGGTTTGCTGTGTACATGGGTTGCCATATTGGTCAGTCCCAGACTGTGCATAATTTAAACTACCATAGGGCGTATTTTGCCC